AACGTCACTGCGACGCCCGCCATCGTCGGCCTCGACATCAACCACTACTGCGGTGAGGCCGTGCGCGCGGAGGAGACCCGATGACCAGGAAGCTCACGCCCGCCCAGCTCGACGAGATCGAGGCGACGGCGAAGGGGGCGACACCCGGTGAGTGGGCGCATGACGAGGACGGCGAGGTGCTCGGCTCCAATGGCGAGTCGCTGTTCTTCGGCGATGCGGCTGGGTACGGGCTGCCAATCAGCCGCGCCATCGCCGCGCACGTCGCCATGATGGACCCGGCCACGACGCTTGCTCTCGTCGCTGAGGTGCGGGAACTGCGCGCCAAGGTGGAGCGGGTGCGAGGGATCATCGGCCCGCGCGAACTTCTCGACCCCCATCAGGGAGGATGCGAGGGACTGGCCGACGAGACGCTGCTGAGCATCCTTGACGCGTTCGAGGAGGAAGCGTGAGCGCGCCGGAGCCGCTGTTCGGAACGCCGGTTGGCCCGTGGTTCCGGTGGTTCGCGTGGCGACCCGTGAGGACTGCCGACCGCGGGTGGCGCTGGCTGATCTTCGTATGGCGCCGCCGCTACCAGTCGAAGCTCAACCTGCCCGGCCCTATCGACCAGTGGTTCCATACCGTTGTCGATCGGGAGGAAGCATGAAGCCGTGGAGCATGTGGCGCGATCCGTGGCTCATCGTGTACATGGTCGTCGTCGCCGTGCTGATGCCCGTCGCCATCGTCACTGCCGGTGTCATCGCAGTGACGCATGACGACTCGCCCGGCCCTGAGTGGGTGCATGACCGTGGCTCGATCTACTGGACGTGCACGTCGGATGGGCACGCGCTCATCAAGGACACCGACACCGGCTCGACGATGCTTGCGCGTGACGACCGCAAGTGCGACTCGGGAGGGTGACCGCGAGCGCCCCGCCATCGTGCGGGGCGCTCGTGTTCGTTTCTGTTGAATCCAACACTCGACGGGTAGAATCCAACACGCCCCGCCACCTCACAGAACGGCTCGCCCCGTGAAGTGCTTGATCTGCACCGCGCCCACCGACGCCTTCGCCTGCAAGACCTGCGCCGCCACGACGCGGCAACACCTCACCGACATGGCCGAACTCCTCGACCCTCATGCGCTCGACCAGCGTCGCGCCGGCGTGCGTGGCATCAGCTACGCGCACATCGGCGGCAGGCCATCCGGTGAGCGACCGCTGCCGTACAACCCCCGCGTCGGTGAGGCTGAGAGCCTGGCGTACGGCACGCTGTTCGAGATCTGGAAGCAGCTCGTGCACGATGAGCCGAGCCTGCACGAGCAGACGCCACACCATCCATCCGCGGCGACACTCGCGGCATGGCTCGCCGCGCAAGTCATGGACCACCTGCGCTTCATACCCGACTGCGATGACTACTTCAGCGACATCGCGGACAAGCACCACGCCGTGATCCGGCTGTGGGACAACCGGCCCGAGCAGACGTTCATCGGATCGTGCGGTGCGAGCATCGACGTCGAAGGCGGCCATCCCGTCACATGCACCGAAGCCGTGTACGCCGAGCGGGGCAAGGCGAGCGTGAAGTGCCGGCGCTGCGAGGCTGAGCATGATGTGGCGGTCAAGTACGCGCAGCTCGTTGCCCGGTGCGCCGACCACCTCGCCACGCTCAAGGAGATCGCGCAGTTGCTCGCACCCATCCACGGTGAGCGTGTGAAGCTGCGGCGCCTCAAGTACCTCACCGAATGCGGGCGCCTCGCAGGTAAGGGCGAGCATCTTGAGCTCATGTCCGACGGCAGCGTGCGCCGTGTCAGCATCTACCGCATTGGAGACGTCGAGCGAACCATCGCCGAGGACATGCAGCATGAGCGCGAGCGGCGTGAGAAGCGGGCCGCGAAGAAGGCGCGGGCGGCATGACGCGCTTCGGCCTGAGGTTGTGGTACGCTCGCGCTAGCGCGTGCGCCACATCATTGGGCGAGGCGCTTGCGAATAGTCCGTTGGTCGCCTCTGATCGCCTCGGCGGTGAAGCGCACCCCAACGTCCTGCATCACGACCAGTTCCGCCCGCCTCGCGCAGTGGGTCCAGGGTTGGTCCTCAAAGTCGAAAGCCCCGCACCCTTGGCCCCAGGTCACACAGGTGCGGGGCTTTCGCGCACCACAAGCCAAGTCCACGCGCACGCGCCCACCTAGCCACTGGCATCGGACGCAGCGTGTGGCCCACCATCCGGCAAGCCGCAGCGGATGGCGTGACACACCCCGCGCGCCCTAGGGAATGGCGGGGAGCTGCGGCCACAACGTGAAGGGGTGAGCGCATGCGTCGACGCTGGACGTTCAACCTGTCGCTCACCATCGGCCCCGAGCCTGACGGGCAGCCGCAGCAGTACGACGACAAGACCGCGTACACGCAAGCCGAGCAAGCCCCCGACTACCACCCGCCCGAGATGCACATCGGATTCAGGGGGCAGTGACGTGAGCAAGCGTGACACCTACCGCGAACACATCGACTGGGCTGACGTCGAACGCGCCTACGCCGAGCAGCGACACGAGCAGGACATGCGCGACCTCATGATGCCCGAGCGTGGCGTCATCGTGGATGAATGCAGGTGGGGCAGGCAGTGAGCAACCGCATCTGCGCGAAGCCCGGATGCCCAGAGCCCACGACGTCGAAGCACTGCGAACGCCACGCCCGCGAAGCCGACAAGGCCCGCGGCACCCGCGAGCAACGCGGCTACGGCACAGCACACCAGCGCGATCGAGCCGCCGCCATCCGCGCGCTCTCCCAAGGCCCCTTGACCTGTTGGCGATGCGAGCAACCCATCTACCGTGCGAGTGACATGCACATCGGCCACGACGGCAACCGCCGCACGATGGGACCAGAGCACGCATCCTGCAACCTCTCCGCCGCCGGCCGAGCCAGACACGGACTGCCGCCGCTTCCCAGGTAGACTGAGAGGGAAACGCAAGAGCGGCCCAGGCGGTGCGTCAACACCGTGATCCTGGGCCTGACCGCTACGAAGGAGCGGCTATGGAACAGCTTACGTGCAGTGTGTCCGGGTGCAGCAAGCAGGTCAGGGGGAAGACCGGCTGGTGCTACGGCCACTACATGAAGAACTGGCGGTACGGAACGCCGACGCCGGAACATGCCACCCGCATCGTTGACATCGCTGGCTCTCGGTTCGGAACTCTCACAGTCGTCGCACGCATCGAGAACAAGTGGCGATGTGAATGCGACTGCGGTAGGACCAGGATCGTCAGCGCCGGCGAGCTCAACCGAACCGGAAGTGCGAACACATGCGGATACCGACCCGCGCACAGGTGTGACAACCCCACCTATTCAGCAGTGCACGACAGGATTCGCACCGACCGCGGGCCTGCGTCACGGCGCCAGTGCCAAGACTGCGGCGACCGCGCAGCCCATTGGTCGTACGACCATGAAGACCCTGACGAGATGCACGAGATGATCGGTTCGACACTTGTCGCGTACAGCACGAACCAATCTCACTACGCGCCGCGGTGCGTCCCTTGCCACAAGCGTTACGACCTCGACCGCCGAGACGCGGCCTGAAACCACCCCACGGGAGGGTTCCCCGGTCGCCGACCAGTACCACCGTCGGTGAGGGTAACTGCGGTTTGTGCAACCCTGGGAACTTTTCTCACGTGACCATTCTTTGAGACGGCGAGGTGATGTACCGTGGCGAGCCCGATCCCCAAGCACCCAAGCGTCCGCGCTCGTCGTCATGCGCAGAACTCAGGCTTCAAGCAGCTCCCGGCGGACGGCATCCCGGTCGACAAGCGCCCAGCGTGGCCGCTGCGACCTGATCCGACGATGACGGCTGAGCTGGAGCTGACGCAGGACAAGATCGCTGGGATGCAGGCCGACCTTGCCGAGTGTGAGGATGGCCGCACGAGAGGCAGGCTGCGCAAGGACATCGGTGCAGCCGAGCTTCGGGCTGCAATTCTCAAGGCGAAGCTTGCCGAGGCCGGCGACGCGGAGCTTGAACTGTGGACGCAGCTTTGGGGCACGCCACAGGCTGCGCTCTGGGAGTCGGTGGCCTTCCAGCGGACTCTCGCCGTGTTTGTGCGCTATCAGATTCGCGGTGAGCAAGGCGATCTAAAGTGCGCTGCCGAGGCGCGGCAGATCAGCGACCGCCTCGGCCTGTCGCCGATGGCGCTGCAGAAGTTGCGCGCCGAGATCGAGAACGCTGAGGCCGCTGAGGATGCTGGCCGTAAGCGCCGCGGATCGAGTGCGCTCGCCGCTCCCCCGGCATCGGACGAGGGCGATGACCCGCGGCTTGTGCTGGTGGGCTGATGTCGACGCTGATCGTCCCGAAGTTGGACGAGCAGCCGTGGCCGACGCTGGGGCCGCAGATCGCGGCGTTCATCGAGGAGCGTGCGATCTTCGGGCCGGGCTCGCTCAAGGGGCAGCCTGCGCGGCTGGATGCTGACAAGAAGGCGGCGCTGTATCGGCTGTATGAGGTGTACCCGCAGGGGCACCCGTTGCAGGGGCGGCGCCGGTTCAAGCGTGGCTCGATCTCGTGGCGTAAGGGCCTCGCGAAGACGGAGTTCATGGCGTGGGTCGCGTTCGCGGAGTTGCATCCTGAGGGGCCGGTGCGCTGCGATGGTTTCGACGCTCATGGGCGTCCTGTTGGGCGGCCGGTGAATGACCCGTACATCCCGATGCTGGCTGTGACGGCCGAGCAGGTCGAGGAGTTGGCGTATGGGGCGCTGAACGTGATGTGTAGCGAGGGGCCGGACGCGGACATGTTCGACGTCAGCCTTGAGCGCATCATCCGCTTGGACGAGTATGGGCGCGCCGACGGCAAGGCTGTGCCGCTGTCGAATAATCCTGGCGCGCGTGATGGTGCGCGCACGACGTTCCAGTGCTTCGACGAGCCGCACCGCCTGTACCTGCCGCGCGCGAAGAGCGCGCACGAGACGATGGTCGCGAACCTCGAGAAGCGCGTCCTCGAAGATCCGTGGGGCCTGTACGTCGGCACCGCCGGCGAACTCGGGCAGGAGTCGATCGCCGAGGGCATCCACGAGGAAGCGCTCGCGATCGAGCGCGGCGACATCGACGACCCGCAGCTGTTCCACTTCCACCGGGAGGCGGGCGGCACGTACGACATGTCGCAGCGCGAGCAGGTCATCGAGGCCGTGCGCGAGGCGACTGGGCCGGTCGGTGAGTACGGGCCGGGCCAGTTCGAGTCCATCGCGAAGCAGTGGGAGCGTCCGAGCGCCGACAAGGCGATGCTTGAGCGTCTTTGGCTGAACCGGTGGGTTCGTTCGGGGCAGCAGGCGTTCGACCCGAATGCGTGGGCCGATAATGGGCTGCTTGGCAGTATCCCTGACGGCGCGCTCGTCACTGCCGGTTTTGACGGCGCCCGCTACCGAGATTCGACGGCAATCGTAATCACCGAGGTTTCCTCGGGGCGGCAGGAGTTGTGGGCGCTGTGGGAGCGGCCCGCCGACGTCGACGAGTGGGAGCTTCCGCTCGACGAGCTGCGTGAGTCGATGAGCTACCTTTTCGAGGTCATGGACGTGTGGCGCCTGTACTGCGACCCGTTCTTCCTCGAGGAGACCGTCGCCGCATGGCAGGGACGCTGGCCGAAGAAGGTTTACGAGTGGCGCACGAACGTCGCCTCGACCGTCGTGCACGCCGTGCGCGCGTACCGCGAGGCCATCGCCTCTGGCGAGGTGCACTGGTCGCAGGGTGACCCGCAGGCCGCCGACCTCGCACGCCACATCGGCGCGGCCGGACGCCGACGCACGAACTTCGTCGACGACGACGGCCAGCCGCTGTTCATGCTGCAGAAGATCCATCCCGACCGGAAGTTCGACGCCGCGATGGCGGGGCTGTTGTCGTGGGAAGCCCGTCGCGACGCGATCTCGTCCGGTGTCACCCGTGCCCGCTCGTCCAAGATGCTCGTTTTCTGAGAGGTGGTGACGCATGGCTGAGGCCACCCCGGAACAGCTCGCGCTGATCAACGCTCTCGAGGCGAAGCGCGGCGCGTGGAAGACGGACATCGACAAGTTCGACGCGTACCTGCGCGGTAAGCAGCCGTTGTCGTTCCTCTCGGACGAGATGCGCGAAGAGTTTGGCGACAAGATCACCGACCTCGTCATCAACTGGCCGCAGCTCGTCGTCGACACGTACGAGAACCGCCTCGACGTCGAGGGATTCCGCTTCCCCGGCGAGTCCGAGGGCAGCGAAGAGCTGTGGGCGATCTGGCAGGCGAACGACATGGACGAGCAGTCGATGCTCGGGCACGTCGACGCGCTCGGCCTCGCCCGCGCTTGCGTCATCGTTGGCGCGCCCGACGACCCGGACGCGGCGCCGATCATCACCGTGGAGTCTGCGCTCGACTGTGCTTGGACGCGCGACCCGCGCACCCGCAAGGTCACGGCCGCGATGAAGCGGTGGACGGGCGGCGACGACGGCAAGACGGACATGCTCAACCTGTACGAGACTGAGCGGACGTCGACGATGTCGAAGGGTAAGACCGGCTGGGGCGTCGTCGAGGTCGACGAGCATGGTCTCGGCGTGGTGCCCCTCGTTCCGCTGGTGAACCGCCCGCGCATCAAGTACCCCGACGGGTTCTCCGAGATCGAGGCGATCATCGGGCTCGCGGACGCCGCGAACAAGATGGCGACCGACATGATGGTCTCCGGCGAGTACCACGCGATGCCGAGGCGCTGGGCGTTCGGCCTCAAGCGTGACGACTTCGTCGACGCGAATGGCGCCCTCAAGAATGCTTGGTCGGTTATCAAGGGCCGGCTGTGGGCGAACGAGAATCCGGACGTGAAGGTCGGCCAGTTCAGCGAGTCTGACCTCAAGAACTTCCACGACACGATCCGGCTGCTAGCGGCGATGGTGTCGCACCTGACGGCGCTTCCGCCGTACTACATCGCCTTCGAGGGCGGGAATCCGACGTCGGCGGACGCGATCCGCGCGTCTGAGGCACCGCTTGTGAAGCGGATCGAGCGCAAGCAGGTCGCGTTCGGTGCGACGTGGGAAGAGGTCATGCGCCTGTGCATGCTCATTGTGGGCGGCGAGGTGCCTTATGGTGCGGAGCAGCTCGAGACGGTGTGGCGTGACCCGTCGACGCCGACTGTCGCGCAGATGGCGGACGCGGTGACGAAGAAGGTCGCGACGCGTGGCGCTGATGGGCGTCCGCTGATCCCGACGGAGCAGGCACGCATCGACCTTGGCTATACGCCGGCGGAGCGTCAGCTCATGACGGAGATGGAGCGCGACTCACATGCGCTTGATCCGGTGAACGCGCCGTACCTGCAAACCCCGGCGGTCTCTGATGTCGCGGGCGTTTCCTGACGCGGCGACGAGCCTGTACATGGCGCAGCAGCGCCGCCTTTCACGTCTGAACCGCACCTTGTCGGCGCGGTGGCGGTGGATGGGTAGCGACTTCGATGTGTCGTGGCAGCTCGTCAGTGGCCTCATTGCTGCGGATGTCACGCAGGCGCAGGGCGGTGCGGCGCAGGACGCGATCGACGCGGCCGCACTCGTCATCCCGAGCGCCGACATGCTCGCCGCCCCCAGACCGGCAGGCTTCGCCGGCATCGCCTCTGATGGGCGCGACCTGACGTCGCTACTGTACGGCGCTGTCGTGAAGGCGAAGAGCGTCGATGCAGAGTCCATCGCCGAGCGCCTCGAGGCGGGCCGACTGTGGCTCGTCGGCGCGGCGGAGACGCAGGTCGCGGATGCGACACGCCTCGCATCGTCGGTGTCGACGGCCGCGAGCTCGTACTACGGGTATCAGCGTCTCGTCGCGCCTGGCTGCTGCAAGCGGTGTGCGGCGCTCGCGGGTAAGGAGTTCCGCTGGAACGACGGCTTCCTGCGGCATCCTCGCTGCCGGTGCGTGCATGTTCCCCTGCGCGAGAAGCGCAGCGGATACACGAACGACATCGACCCATCGCAGGTGCGCGATCTGACGAAGGCGCAGCGCCGCGCGATCGACGACGGCGCCGACATGACGGCCGTCATCAACGCTGATCGTGGGCGCTCACGAAACGGCATGACGACGAGCGAGGGCACCACGAAGCGCGGCTGGCACGCGTACGTGCAGCGCGCGATCGACCATGAGCAGGGAGCGAGCACGGCGTACACGACGACCGGGTACCGGCAGCAGGGGTTCGTGAAGAACTACCCCGTCAGGCGCGTGTCGAAGCAGCGTCTCACTCCGGAGGCGATCTATCGGCTGTGCGGCAATGACCGTGACGCCGCGATCCGCCACCTCGCCGCGAACGGGTACCTCGTCGCCGGCCATTCCCCGTCCGACGTCGCGCGTATCGCGCTCGGACGCACCTAGACCATCGGCACCGCAACGGCGCCGACACCATGCACCGAAACGGAGCACCCATGTCTGACGAGCAGACGATCGAACAGCAGGACGTCGAGCAGGCCGAAACGGTCGAGACGTCGCATGACTCTCATGAGGCGCCGGCCGCTGAGCCGAAGCCGACCGAAACGGTCGACTTCTGGAAGGCGAAGGCGCGCGAGCAGGAGAAGCGAGCGAAGGCAAACGCTGATGCCGCGACGAAGCTCAAGGAGATCGAGGACCGCGACCTGTCCGAGCTGGAAAAGGCGCAGCGCGCAGCGAAGGAGTACGGCGACGAGCTCGCCGCGCTCAAGGCTCGCGCCCTGCGCAACGAGGTCGCACTCGCCAAGGGCATCCCCGCTGAACTCGCGGGCCGCCTGCAGGGCGAGACCGAGGAGGAGCTCGCCGCCGATGCGGACAAGCTCCTCGCGCTCGTCGGAACCCCGAAGCGCACCCTGCAGCCCGACAAGGGTCAGGGCGCGCGTGAGACCTCCGCTGAGGCCGATGCCGACGCGGAGTACCGCAAGTACTTCCCGACTGACTGAAAGGCGTAGGAC